TCTGCGCCTCCTCCTTGATGCTGACCAACTTTAACTGTTATTGATTCTCCGGGGGTTACAGGAATATTATTCTTCCAACCTAGACCACCTCCTGCTCCTCCAGCTTTTGTCATTTGATATGGATAATAAGTGCCTGGTGCGCCTCCGGCTCCTACTGCTACAACATGAACTGAAGTAACACCAGCTGGTACAACCCAAGTGTGTGTTCCAGGAGTATCAAATAATACTCCACCTGATTTTATATATGATACTGAAAATGAAGAGTTTCTTAGCTGCTCAGCTCTTCCGTCCGTAACTTTAAAAGCTATATTAAAAGATCCTCCACCTGAGTCGAATCCAGGTTGAGCATTTAATGAGTCTACACCTAACGGAGTAATTGTAAACTGACTGTTAGAATCTTGGATTATTCTTGCGAGATACTGTGCAGAGTCTGCTGCAGTGTGTATGAAACGAGGAGCAAACCCATCAGAGTCTGCCCCATATAACTTAATGATTGTAGGATTACCTGGTGAGTCTAGAACATAGGCAGATTGTGTAAGTGGTGCTATAAAACGAGGAGTAGCATTAACTATTGACATTCTAAACCAACCGTCACCGCCCCAAACATACATGTTGTCGTTATCAACAATGTAGCTCAGTTCGCCGGTGGTGTTCGATGATCCTGTTGGTAGATCTGTTTGAAATTGCTTAGTGCCTGAAGTAGCAATGTCGGCGCCTAGTTTTTCCTTTGATAGTGTACCAGCTGCGCCTAATAATTTACCTAGATTTCTTCCTCTTGACATGTTGTATCCTTAGAATCTCTTCTATGGCAATCTAAAATTTTCGTACATAGATGGATAGCTTCATCGTATCCATCACGAAAACGATTCTTTCTGTTACCATAGCGTTTAAACCACTTTAAGCTATTTATAACAGATGATCTCTTGTCTTCAGGAATTTCGAAGTTTCTTATTAGTTCTTCGTATTGGTAACGCCAATTTAATATTTCAGCCACCGAGTTGTTCATACACCATTCTCCAATTTGACATTTTAGGGATACCCTCAGTATTTTCAGTTTTAATGTGAGGGTGTTTCATTAAGAGGGGTTGAAGACCAAACTCAGCACCTTGTACTGCGTTCTTAACTTTGTCCTCAATCCAATATGCACCTGGGTACCATGTAGCAAATTTACCCAAGATGTCATCTTTATCTGCACCTGTATCTAGGTACACAAACTCATCGAAAACTTCTTTACCAAAAATGTTTTGAAGATTTTTAGTTCTTAATTCTTGTGTGTATCTGTTTAGAGATAGTGAAGTTATAACTGTAAACTTATGACCAAACTCTTCGTGTATTTTTTTAACATATTTGACTGAGTCATATAGTGGAGGTAAGAAACCAATGTTTGAAGAGTTATTGAACTCTAATACATATTCAAATATATCTGGCATATTGTATCGATCTGCTTGATCGTATACTCTAACATCTCCTTCAGCGAAGATATTCTTTTCTCTCATCATCCAAGCATCGAATGGATCTCTCCAGTTTAGTAAAACTCCATCACAATCTGTTAATATTATACTCATAAATTTTCATTCCTTATTAGTTATTATAGTACCAATCTACCATACTTTCAATCAAAAGTAAACCATTAAATGCGATTAATTGCACTTTTTTTCAAGTACTGTGACATTTTTATCACTGTTTCTCCACTCTCTATGGACAGACTTAGGTATAACAACATACTCTGGTGTTCTTATTTTCCAATACGTCCAAGATCTCTTGCAGTGATTCTTATCGAACCATGCAAGAGAATCAATGAACCAAACTAAGTTATATTTTTCTTTTCGCTTCCAACCATAATTTCTGGCTGAAAACGTTTGATTTGAAGGTCCTCCTAAGAAGACGTTAAAAAGAATAGAGATCGCCACTCCTAATCTAGCAAGATACTCTTTGATACTCCTTAAACTCAATAATTTCTTCTTCATCGGCGATCTTCTGTGGTCTCAAAACATTTTTCTTCTCAACATGTCGAATCCTCAGATTCTTATGCTGAGATTGCAACTTGTTTCTACCCTTCTTCTTATTACGCGGGTCGAATCGAGAATATTTAGTCATTTTACATAAGTTCAAAATGAGGACCATCGATGAAAGGACGTCTACCTTGACTCCTTCTTAAATCGATGTATGCATTCATAGCATCTTCAGATGTTCCTTCATAAGAACGAATATCTCCTTCTGACCATGCTGCACCCCATTTGATTGCAACTCCCTTTTCTTTTGCTGCTTGCTTAAATGCGTCACAAATATCATCATATACATTTAATTCCCAGACAACATCTGATCCGTCATATGCTACAACATCGACAGCGTGTGAAAACCCACTGTCTTGAATTAAATGTTTGGACTTCATTGTTTGAGAACGACCAGATGCAACAAGTTTTTCTTGTTCTTCTACTGTTCGGACTCCGTAAGTTACGCCAAAATCAACTTTAGTGAGTTCGATTGCTCTTTCTACGACAGCAACCATATCTGGGTGAACTCCTTCCAGTTTTCCTTTTGATCTACTAGATAGATTAAAAGCCATTATCTCCATAGCCTCCTATAGTGTTTTCTATTTCTGTTGTTAATCCTTCGAAACCACCAACATGTTTCTCATTCATCCAGATTTGAGGTACTGTTCTTACACCTGGTAGTTTTTCGAAGAGCTCTACTTTATAGTGATCATTCACTATATTCTTATATTCATAATCCAGTTTGTAGTCATCACACAACTTCTTGGCACGTTCGCACCAACCACAATCTGACTTTCCGTAAATTGTTATCATTCAGCCTTCCAGATAGTCCATGCTCCATAGACTATTGCTAGTCCCGCAGCAATTTTTGCTAATGGCGCTAAGAATAGAACCATTAGTCCTAGTGCTACTAATGCAGCTCCATCCCAACTTGTACGTTCTTTCATTCTATTATTAAGCCAACTTTTCATATTTGCCTCCTTAGATTACAGTTATACTTATACATGTTATAAGTTCAACATCTCTTTTGTCATAATATAATCTCTAACAAAATCAGATCGAACAATGTCGACCCATTCAAAATTAATAACTCTAAAAAATCTCATCTGTTCTACGATGCTTATAAATTTTACTATTCCGTCTTTTTCTTTTGCATTTGTAAAATCAGACTGTCTACTATCACCACAAAAAATAATTTTACACCTATGACCAACTCTTGTAATTACAGAATCTAACTCGTGAAAGTTTAAGTTCTGCATTTCATCAACAATTATAATAGTATCATCAAATGTTATTCCTCTTATAAAAGATGTAGTATCAAAGTCAACAGCCTTAATAGTTCTTAATTTTCCCCATGCACCTACATATCCAAAGAGTTCATCACATATTGCTTTATACGGTGCCTGATAAGGTTCTTCTTTTTCTTCCTTTGTTCCGGGTAAATGACCACCGTCTCTTGTTGAGACTATAGATCGAATTACAAGTATTCTTTTATAGTCTTGTGGATTCTTTAGCATCATCTTAAACGCCAAATAAAGTGCAATAAATGACTTACCAGTTCCTGCACTTCCACTCAACACTAAGTTGTGTCCTTCTTCCCAAAACTCAAAAGCTTTCTTCTGATTTTCGGTAATAGGACTGATTGTCTCTAGTTCATCTAGAGCAACCCGCGCGCTCTGTCCTTTTTTCATGTCTTAATAGTATTACCTGAGCCTGAGCCAGATTTAATCTGTTTGAGTTTATCTTTAAACCCATCTGGAACTTTACTTGCTAGTGAACCTACACCTGAAACAATCTTAGGTGCAGTAAGTACATGAACGAGATCTGGATCAGATCCGAGCATTTGTTGCAACTCATCCCATTTGCATACTACATCATAACTCTTTTGAGTTGCTTTATTACGCAGCGTATACGTCGGCATATTCTTTTCCTTTAAACCATTCTGGTACATTACGTTTTGTCCAAACCATTTTAAATCTATCTTGTTTAGTTTGATAGTATTCTTGATATGACTTTACTGGCTGTCCTTCATGTATACACTGTGGCTCATGTGTCATAGCAAGAGGAAACGGTGTTAGACCTCCAATTGGAATATTTTTAGGTGGTATGGATAACACATCTTCCAGTATAGTTTGTGTACTGTGTGTCTTTTCATATCGGTATTGATACTCAATACATAAGGCCTGAAAGTGATCATAGTGCCAAGCATAGTTTCCAATACTTTTCATTGACCATGTAGTGCATGGGTGATAGTGATGGACAGCTTTGTACAAAGTATTTTCAAGATTGCTGTCAGGATGCACCCAATAATTAACCATACGTTTACCAGACTTAGATGGTCTTTTTTCTGTATAACCATCAAGCATTCTATGTGCAGTTGACAACATTTGACCTGACTCAACAATCATCTTTACGACGTGTTTGTCACATTGAAGCTGTGCTGCTTTGATTGGATTTTCATCCAAGATAAAAATATTCATAATATACCTCTGTTGATTAATTTAATTATATCAAACTTTCAATAAAATGTAAACCTTTTTATGCGGCCCTTTCCACAAATTTTTCTAAGTGTTTATCTATGTATTCTTTCTTAGTCTTTATTTTTTCTACGAGATCGTGTTTTCCTTCTTTTTTCATGGTTTTTGCAAATCTTTCTAGTTCAGTTGAATCTTTCTGAAGTCTTTGTATTTGTAAGTGAGTCATTAAATTCTCCTCGTAAAGGGGTTATAGGGTTAACATTTTCATTATGTAGAATCTAACAATAGTCCAGGAAATGCTTCCTCAACTACGTTTCTTGTCACTCCTTTTATTGGCTTCTTACTAACCATATCTATTACTACTTCAGCATCATCCGGATGAATACCTTCAAGTAACGCTAAGAAAAGTTTTTCTCTTTTGAATGAAGGCATAGATGCGCCGGGTCCACCTTTTACAAAATATTGAAATTGAGTATTCTGCTTCTGTAGATCAGAAGGCGTAGACTGCTCAAGATTAGGAGTAAAAGGTGGCCTACCCGGAGGTAGTAGCCAATGAATAGTAGAATCATAAGTTCCTCTAAGAACATCTTTTAGTGCCCAAGAGTCGTTATCCTTTAATATTTTTACTTTCTCATCTTTCTTCTTTTTCTTCTTTACTTCCTCAAGTACTTCAAACACTAATTTATAACTCATTTTTCGCTCCAGTCTTTATCCCAACCTAAGTCATAAAATAACCTAAGTTGTATATTTGTCATTTTAAATATAGTCTCTTCAAATGCATAATCACCATAACCAATAAGCTCGCGATGTATCATCCACTGATCCGGATCAAGAAACATAAGGTTTCCTTCTTTAGTTAATACCATGTTGTGGAGTGATAAGTCGCCAGGAAGAAAGTAATATCCAGCATTAATATCTCTGAGATGTTTATTATAGATCAAACTCTGCAATTTTGTTTCTGCTAGCTTGATTTGTACAGCTAGTAAAGATGTCGGATGGAGTTTATCTTTATTTACTAGTTCTATTTTTTTAGTTTCTTTATTGTAAATTCTATCAGTTAAAAGTTGGTCAGCTGTTACGTCAACGTCAACGTACTCCATTACAATTGTTGAGAACTTATCTTTGTTAACGGTACCAGAATTTAATAACTCGTGAACGTGTACGAGTCCCGGTATCTTTTCACAAATGTAACGATAATTATCTAACCATTCCTTTGAAAATATAGCCTGAGGTTTATATGTCTTATAAACTTTATTTTCTTCTTCATGATGCTCTATTATCGTTTTCTGACTTTCATATAACTTAATCATATAAATTCTTGTACACTCTCCAATAGTCTCTTACATCTTTTATTTACTAAGTATGGAAAGACTTTTCCTCTGTTCTTCCAAGGATCTTGCCCTTCAAAATTATTTATAATACTAAGTCTTACAGGATCAGGTGTTTCTGTTAAATCTATCAATTTTTTATTTCTTAGATAGTTACGGTATATTGTATCTCCCATATCACGCTGAAGATTATCTGACTCTAGCCATGCGTCTATTTTTTTCTTAGTTACTGGTGACTGACGTCTTTCTTCTACAAATACATTATCATCTGAAAGAACATTTGGTACTCCATCACCGCCATCACCTTTAAATATATGTTCCATAGAATATAGTCTAGGGTTCTTATGTGTCACGAATTTTTTAGTCATAGGAGAGTACTGTTTGACGTTACTATACTTTTGTAATTGAATGAAATCATGATCTGCAGATATAATCATTACCGGTTCGTTCTTACCAAACTCTTGTGTCTCTATGGCGATCTGAGCAATAACATCATCCGCTTCGCATCCTTGTTCATGCATTACTTTATACGGAAAGTTTTCTTTAATTTCTTCTCTTATCATGTTAAGAAGACGAAAGGCTTCGTTCCAGTCTATCTTAGACTCCTCTCTACCTTTTTTTCTTTTATACTTATATTGAGGGAATACATCCTTGCGCCAGTTACCTGCACCATCTGCAACAACTACTACTTCACCGTATTCTTTACCAAACTTTTGACGATACATTCTTATAGAATTTAGTATCATATGTCTAAGTAAATTTTCTTCTACTGCCAATCTTTGTACGACGAGATTACCAATAGCTACGCCATTATAATCAATCAATATCATGTACTACCACCTTCCATCATTATTCAATAATTTATTATACCATAGTTCGATATAATTGTACACCATTAATTACGCTTTTTCCTCTCCATTTACTACTTTTCTTAAACTATCTTCTGGAGAACATACAACCCTTTGAATAGGTTTCATGCTCTGATATTCCATAACTAACTTTTGAGTAAACACTTGAATTTGACTCGGATCATTTGCTGCTTCTACACACTGCTCTAAGCTAGTGTAGTTTGGCTTATGAAAAATGTATACGTCTTGATAACCATCAGGTGTTATTCCTGCAAATATTACAACTAAAAACCATTTCATTCTAATTTTACTCTCTTTCTATTTTCTATATGTTGTTCACTTATTTCTTCTTTCGACTGTCCATGATACTCAACAGCATGTCCTTCTTCAATCATCTTTGCATTTACGTTAGTTTCAAAACACCAGACTTCTCCTAGTATTCTGCCAAACTTTCCTTTTTCATCTTTGTGAGTTCTGATAGTTACTCCACCAGATTTTACCCACTTTTCTAAATAAGCTGCGGCGGCTTTACCGTATTTCTTTTCTTCTTCATCTCGAGTTCTAGACTCTGGAGTATCTATGCCATACAGTCTAACTCTTTCGTTTCTTAGCCATATACCGAAACCAAGATCTATATCTACGTCGATCGTATCTCCATCGACAACCTTTATTACCTTACATCTATAAGTATGCATTTCTTATCCCTTCAAATGTTTAGAGTGAATCTTACCACCTATGAACTCATTGTAATAGTCTTCTTTAAACAGAACTTCTCTATCAATTTGCTCTTTCATTTCATAGTATGACATTTCACCTTTAGTCTTACAGAGCTTTATTATCTCTCTTTTAAATCTCTTTTCTCCCTCTGCCTCAACTAAAAGTTTCACCTTTTCATTTGATCCATAGTAGGTTTGCCAGTCTGAATCTTTTTTGGAATGTCTTTTGTTAACTTTACCCTTTAATGGTCTTAGCTTATGTATTTTCCAAAAGTTCTTTTTTCCGACATATTTCTTATTGTTATTTAAATCTGTTATTAAATAAACAAAACCAGCCAAGTTCTCATAAGAGTACTCGACTGGATCGAATATTTTATCTTCATAAAACCACATGTTATTATATATTAATCTTCTTCATCTTCGTCATCATACTCAACTAATTGAGCATTACAATCGTTTCCACACAAGGGACAAAACTGAGGTTCAATATCAGAGGACACCTGAGATTCTCCATCACAGAATGTACATTCAAAATAATAATACTTCACACTAGAAGTCTATCTCGCACGCTCCGCCGACACATGCTTCAGAAGCAATGGTGTCTGCGTCAGTGTAACGCTTTTCGGTTAAATCCTCTTTCCATTCTATTGTTTTAAAGTTTTTGTTTATTTTATTCCATTTGTGTAAAAGATAAGAATCCTTTAAGCAGTGTTCTGCTGTCTTTAAATCTCCTTTTAGATAGTTATCCGCAAAGTTTTGAAATCTTCTCACCCAATCTTTCTTTATTGCATTATCTGAAGTTTCAAGCGTAATATCCTCTCCCATTCCTTGAGCGGTAGCGCATGCCTGCCAGAGATTAGGAAATGCTGAGAGTGCATCTACGACAAGACCAGATGCAAATATTGCGGCAGTATCATATTTTTTTACCATTTCTTTTGCAGAAATAACAGCTGTGTTAGGAGCTTGATTGTAGTCTTTATCTCCTGTCATTGGAAGAAAAGAAATACCAGCAAAAGAGTTTCTATTTTCAAACACATATTTTTCTACTTGATCCCAATCATCTACAATAATAGTATTTGATACGTTGTGTCTAACTCCTTCATCTGCACATAGATCAATATTAGTACCGGCTTCTACCCAATGTTTTTGTGCCAGTTTTACTTTTTCAAGATGAGATACTCCTAGGAGTGCATCTTTAAATATTGAACCTTTCTTTGGAAGAATTGGAAACGAAACAACTACATCAGATCCAGTGGCAGACCATACTGAGTCTTCAACCATAAAAGGATTTGATTTTTGAATAGCTTGGGTAACTTCTGAATCTTTTGTCATCTGTACATTTCGAATATACATTTGCGAATGTTCAGCATGTATTCCAGAACCAGTTTGAAGTAGAACTGAGGCATTTCCCGAAGGTTTCACGCACGTGGTTCTGGCCGCAGGATTGATTCCAATAGCTTCAGCGACTTCTCTATTAACTTCTTTAACAATTTTTGCTCCTTCTTCTAATACTTCAGGATCAAATAATACATCAGGGTTGTTCATCCAACCTGTAATAGATGCACCAATCAGTGCTTCTCTGTCAAAGATCTTTTTACTTGTATCACCAAGAAATTTAAAGTCTGTATATCCAGCTTGTAAAGTTCCTAAAATAGATGCTGCACGACACGCTTTAAAAAACTCTTCTTTTGACGTGCACTTACCGCCGTTTATTTCTGTTAAGTTGCATCCTTGCCAGCCAGATTTTCCTTTGATCTGTGGAAACATTCCGATCTCAACGCAAGGATTAGTAGTATGTTCTTTTGAATTTACAAAAACAAAACCAGGCTCACCAAACTCTCTCACACTTTGCATAAGTTTATTAAACTGTTCTGGAGATGTTTCGTTTCTTACAATAACTGCAGAGTTGTTAGACCTACCTCTTTGAGGGTTATCCATAAACCAGTTACCTGTTTTTGCATTCATCATCTCATCATCATCTGGAGAAAATAAACATATTGTTGCTGATCTACGAACACCACCACTTAACACTGCATCAGCAGTATACATAACAATATCATATACTTGAATAGGTTTAAGTGATATAGATCCCTTTTGATTCATGACCACAGCCTGTAACATGTGTTCTATCTTATCTAAAGCTAATCTCAACCCATCTGGTCCTGGTGCCTTAAATCCTCCAGAAATTTTTGATCCTTTTGGCCTGATCTGAGAAGTATCAAAGTATACTCTTCTACCTTCATATTCAGGATATTTACCACCACCTATAAAATAAGATGAAAGAAGAACGTCCACAGCAGTCGCCCACCCTTCAATTGAATCTTCTACGATCCAACCTTTAGCTTGTTTCTTTCTTTCTTGAATCTTAGGTAATTTTTTAACGTGATGCTTCTGTACCGAAAAGCCAGCGCCTGCACCACAAAGAAGAATATAAAAGACTTCTCCAAAAAATTCAGGCCTATCTGCATAAGAAGATGTACAGTTATACATCCTCATCTGATGCTTTAGTATTTGTTCACCACCAAACTGTAAAGCTCTTTGAGCTCCTAGTACATATTGATTTTTGTATGCCTCTCTGGCTTCTTCTACATATTCTGTTATTTTATTCATTTTTGTGGAATAGAATTTTTCGTGCATTTCCATAACACGGTCCACGGCTTCGTCCCAGGTTTCATATCTATCATTATCATCATTAAACCTAGAGTAACCATCATAAAATTTTGCTTCGGACAAAAGCTGTCTGGTGTCAACAAACTGTGTTTGCATCGCAGGGTCCTCTTCTTTTATTTGATTAAACTTTTTATCTTGTACTATTATATATTATTTTGCGAAGTTTGTAAACCCCAAAAAGTAAGGTTTTAGCAAAAAAATTATAATTTATAATTTCACTTTTGAAGTAGGTGGAGTCTGTTCTCTACTATAAATAGCCTTTCCTAAAACGAAGCGAAAATTAGATATCTGTCCGTCCATTCCATAATAAGTGTTATAACCCGATCCACCTAGAGTAAAATGATATCCACTACCAGTTCCTAATACATTATAAGCACCTTTAGTACCACCAGTAGATGCATACCTAATGTGTGGAGACTGATAGTGAGGACCTATCGTTCCACTACTTCCATTTACAAATCTACCATTAATAAAGATTTCCATGTGACCGTTGTAACCTTGAGGGTGTTCTACTTGATCACCTTCATAGCCTCTTTGTTGCACAACAATGTGATACCACCTACCAGTCCTTATAGCGACAGAGTATGGAACTGATGTATCGTCATTTGATATAGTACCTTCTCTGTTTCCTAGAGTTCCACACTTTAACGGATAGTATGTCGTCTTTCCCGCTTGCGGCCACTTCGCTTGTTCGTATTCTATATAACCATCATCTTGGTTATTAATTCTTAAGTTAAAGTTACACCAGTCACTGAGAAACCAACCATTTCCTGACATGAGGTGTTGAACCTGATTTGAATTATTGTACTCTTGCCAGTGTCGTCTTCTGTACCACATTTCTGCTGTCCACTCATAATCCCCGGATCCTGCAAGCTTACTTACGTTTATTACGTCACGTTGACTGGAACCAGGTGCTGTTCCTTCGAAGTTAACACTAGCATTACCTCTGTGTTCATTTTCTGATCTAGTCAACCAGAAAGGATCTCCAACATGTAAACCTAGAGTTCCTTTTACGTCGGTGTAACTAAATTCTGTCGAAGAGTTATCTGGAGAAGTTAGAAGATTTCCTCTCTGACATGTCAGAACTTGAGTTATAATTGGATCAGTAGTAGTCCCAGATTGATTAACAGCTCCAGTTGAAGCATCAACTAATTGTAACTCTGAGAATATATCATGACTTTCTCCACATCTTAGTCTACCAGAAGTAACTCTAATGTCTGTCATATATCCAGTGAGTGGATAGTAAGCAGTACCGTTAGATCCAGCAGCATAAGTACTCGTATTATCATAGTCACCAAAACCTTGGCCTCCTATTGAGACAGTATATCCACCTTCAGGATAAGCAGTATTATCAGATCTCTGATACCTTCCTCTTTCTTTTCCATCAATGAAACATTCAACTCGATATAGACCAAAGAAATGTAAACATACGTGATGCCAGTTTCCATCGTTTAACAAGGTACTAACAACCGGTGCATTGGTTGGACTCATTAACTGAATCCATAATTGATTATTATATCCGGTTTGATACTCAGTATTGTTAAACATTATATAGAGATTTCCATTCTCTACTTTTGTCTTCCAACCTAAGTCAGGAGAGCCTGTCTGACCTCCGCTTACTAATGAGAATAAAGGAGATCCACCAGATGCAGTATCTTTCATCCAAAAATCAACAGTATGATCATACCTCGACCAAGTTGTATTTTCTCCTTTGAAGTAAACAGGACTTGTTTCTATTCTATCGTTCACACCTCCAGGAAACTTTAACATTGGTTCATTTCCACCCCAAGGATCGGTTGTATCTGTAGCAGCAGTAACGTTTCCTAAGACTTTACAACCATCTTTTATAGCCTTATTACCTTTGTCAATAATATTAAGTTCTACGCCTCCTCTGTAATGAAACGTAGTTCCAGTTGAACTAGTTTTTATTGTGGGAGGACTAAAGCTAACTGTCCTGTCACACGTCTTTGTAATCTTAAGATCAGATATATGTCCACCTCTTATATCTGCGTCTCCAGCTCCGTACTTACAACCAAGGTATACTGTTCCAGAAGCGGATCCAAAAGCAGAAGCGTCTGTCCAGGTTCCTGCAAGTACACCTCGCTTAAAGACTCTTATAAGGTTCGAACTATTTCTGCTCACTGCAATGTGCACCCATTGGTTTGCGTCTCTTGTACCGTCCCAAAATCCTGTGATGCCACCACCGGTGTTGCCTGCGTGATAACCAAAGGCAAATCTTGTACCATCACTACCAAAAACAAATTTATTGTCAGAGTCTCCAGCGTGGTGAAGAGCTGTCCACTTATTATCTACATATGATTGTCCATCACTTCTTATATAGACCCAAGCTTCTATGGTAAATTCACCAGTAAGATGAAAATCGTTACTTGCTGGTACTGTTACGTGACAAGGATTAGATGTTGCAGTGTGATCATGAAAATATACAGAACCGTTATGAAGAGAAGGTGCATATTCTTCTGTTGGCAAGAAACAAAAAGATGTCATTTCTGGAAGTGTCTTTCCACTGACAGCTTGTAGATCACCATAAGTTGATGAGTAGTCTTTTAACTCGTTTCCAGCAAATAATAGTAACTTAGTTCCAGAGATACTTGTTAAGTTGTTTATTGTAGGTAAGAACTCATTACTATAAACTGCTGATCCACTTACGACTCTAAAGTTTGAAAGCCAACCGTCCCATTTATTTACATTAGCTGCTGCATTATCAGCTCCACCCATCTGCCACTTTGTTGCTGTTGAACTTGGAATTCCAATATTAGCGAAGGCTGTACTATCTTTATCTGCTAATCCATCAAAATAGATTTTAAGATTTCCTGCATATCTAGTGACTGCTACGTGATGCCAATTATTATCTAACACATCACAATTGCTAGTAACATCAGCACCTGTTCCAGAACCGTCATATCCATAAACAATTATTCTACCCTCATTGGTCAGGCCTATGCTTAAGAGATTGTGTTCGGATACTGCATCACCAGTTCTAAATATTAGACTAGTAGTATAAGTAAGAGTTTTATTGTCTTCCTGTCCACATATCCAAAACTCTATACAAAAGTCGCCGGTTCCCCAACTCAAATGAGTATCAGGGGTCACTGGTTCTAAACAACGGTCACCAATAAAGTTAGCACTGTATCCGCCACTCGGTCTGTAAGGCGTAACTGGAGAAGGATTAGGATTTCCTACTCTCGTCATTGTATGATTTGATGATGAACTATCAACTAAAGTTCTATTATTACCAGTTGATACTGCTTGAATTAGTTTTTCTGTATGCTGACTACCAGAAACATTTAAAACAAAAGTAAGTGTAAACCTACTTACTGCAGGTGTCGTATTAACTCCGTCAGAGGCTGTAAAAGTTAAACTAAAGCTACCTACATCGTTTGGATTAGTTGATGGTGTGATAGTAAACACATTATTTGATTGAGATACAGTAGCAGTATTTCCTAATGAACCTTGTGTTACAGAGTATGCATATGTTAATGGTGATCCTTCTGGGTCAGTAGCATTAATTGTTACTACTGTAGGTGTTCCGTCTTTCGCCAGTATATAAGAAGTAAGAGCACTTCCTCCTGCAATATTTGGAGTTGTATTAGTTACATTGGCTATTGTTTTCCAAGAACTTCCGTCCCATATCATAACGTTATTTGTACTTTGGACAAAGGCCATATCACCAGTTTGATTACCATTTGTCGGAAGGGCAGAAGGATCAGCATGAATATTAGCGGTTGCATCTGCGGCTGATCCTCCTGCAACTGAAGATCCTTGAATCTTTCCGTTTGAACTAACCATAGTCGCTAAATCAAAAGATCTTGTTGTCGCCATATTATGTCCTTAAGTTACAGTTGAAACTTGATACCAACCGGTACCATTCCATATTAAAAATTTATTCAGCGATGTTATTAGTGCCATTCTTCCAGTATGATTTCCAGTTAAAGGAAGATCTGAAGTACTTGCTACTGTTAGACTATTATCTGTCTGAAGATTTTCAAACAGTTCTGCTTCTAAAGTTCCATCTGTTTGTAGAGACTTCGCAAATTCAAATGAACGGCTTATAGGCATATTAAGATGATGGTTTCTTAGTCAACGCTTGACCAGCATAGAATGCTGCTACTATCGCTGCTACAGATACAAAATATGTTGCTGCCATATCACCTAAAATTTTAGCTGCTTGATCTAAACCTCCCCAAACTGCTAACACAACTGCGAAAGGATATAGTAACATTCCGAACAAAGCAAACCAAGCCATCATTCTCTGAGCATCTTGCTTCTTGTCTTCATTTTCCATGTCACTTCGCATGTCTTCTAACTTAATCATTCTTTCTTCCATAGCCATTTCATCATCAGTGATTGTTCCATCACCGTCCCTATCTAAGTGTTCATATTGTGAGTCTTTTTGTAATTTCTTTTGTGCCATTGTTCCTTATCCCCTAAAGTCGTAATACTTACTACTAGATGCAGCAGTAAAACCGTTATTTGACGGACCTATAAAAGTGTACTGTGTTGAATCTAAATTTGTATTGCTTCCTATATACGGTTGAGCATATCCTCCAGTAAAGTAATCATAACCATTAGTCATATCTCCGGAAATAATTATACCAGTTATAGTCCTAGGAGTTGTCCATATTACATCTCTGGTGACGTTGTTCCCCGAATTTGAAACATATATACTGTAGTACGTAGATCCTAAGTCGACACCAAACGTTGCCAAAGCTTCATCTTTCAAATACTTTCCAAAAAATCCTGATAATGCGCTACCGGTAACTTCGTATCTAACACCATAACCCCAACTAGAAGCTGTAATAGATGCTTCCGTAGCGAAAGCCGCGGGTTGGTTTATTGCTCCAGTACCATCTAATATTGTCGCATGCCACACCGTATGAGCGTAACTTGAACTTGTTTGAGCTATTCTAAATCCATAACAGTTTGCAAGTCCAAACGCTAATGTGACATTAGTGCTATTTGTTGACGTGTGTACACCATCAGTAGCGTGTGTTCTCAAAACAAACGATCCAGCATTTGATTCTGATGTACTAGGCGTCATTGTAAAAGTTCCGTTAGATTCAGCAATTGTGCACTGTTGCTGATTTGTTGGGTTTGTATCATACGCGTATGTAATCGGAAATCCGTCTGGATCATCAGCAGCAATTGTAAAAGAAGTGGCATTACCACTTGAGTTTAAGGAGTGTTCAGCCGGGGCGGTTGTGGTAATATCTGGCATTGCGTCTGGACCAGAGTTAATTCTATCCCATTCGGTGCCGTCATATACGTATAGAGATTTGTTTGCTGTGACAAATTTTTGATCACCAACAGATCCTGTTCCAAGAGATGCTAGGTTAGTTATAGCTTCAGTTCCACCTACAGACTGACCTTCTGAAGCTTTTGCTAGTACACCCGTTTTCCCGAATGCTTTTGCAATATCTCGTGATCTTGACATTTCATCTCCTGTTTTTTATCTATTTATATAGATTTGTTTCTAACTTTTTTAGTCTTTTGTCGAGATCATCAATCTTTTTTGTAACATGTGGATACTTTTTTCTCCAAGCGTTTTCATCTGTCTTAAACCAAGTCCAACCCCATCTATCAACAAGATATTTTAAACTATTGTCAAATATTCTATAAGCCCACAGACCTATTCTTGTTCCTTGAAACCACGCTAAGAAAGCAGCACCAAACAGAGATCCAGCAATTGCTGTATAGATCCATAAGCGATCAGTCGCCATTCTTTCAATCATTTCCCACATCATTCTAAGTCTGTTTCTATAATTTTACTAGGTGCAACTGATTTTTCATAGTACAGTATAACATTATTTTGCTGTTCAATAAATCTTTTTATCTGTTCCATATTAAGAGCAAGTGCTTCAAAGCTTTGTGCAGTCATAGCATAAAGTACAAATTCTCCTTGAGTAGTTTTAATTTTCTCAATAACTTCCTGTAAATTTGCTTCAGTAACAATTACAATATCAGCATCTTTCATTTGAACAGGATTGGGTCGAGGAACAACCTGTATGACAGGTGCTTCTATCTTAGGTGTGTCTATTACAGTTGGTACTGTTACTATTTCTTTAGTTGGGATTTGACTGCATGCACTTACCAGTAGCGCAGCCGATATCGCCAAAAAACTTATCAACTTCTTCATTTATTTTATCCTCAGTAGCCTTAGGGTCAGCAAGGGCGTTTTTAATAATATCTGTGTTAGCCAGTAGCTTAGCTATGGCTTCGTTCTTTTCAACAGATTGTTTGAGATTTAAGCTAAGTTCGTCATTAAGCTCTTGTTGCTTCTTTAGTTGAGCCTTAAAGTTTTCTATCTCTTCAGTTACTTTAAGTCTGTACTGTTCAAACTCTGCGGCTGTTTGTTTTTGTGCCGTTTCAAGTTTAGCATTGTTTGCGGTGAGTAAACTAATTCTAGTCTGTGTATCAACATAGTACTTATAACCGAACCAACCTACTCCTCCTATAATTCCTACTATAATAATCGTTAAATATAGCCTAGCCATCTTTGTCGTTTAAAAAAGCTTTAAACCCTCTTCTTACAACAGGTGGTCTATCTTTTCTATATCTCTTATCAGTTACATCAGTTGTTTTAAATCTAGGTCCCATGTTTGGAGCCATATCTACTCCACCGTGACCAATAGCATTTCCTGGTAGATCTTCATGTACATATTTAAAATCTAGAGCATCACTCGGTCTGACAGTCTTAGATTTTCCTTTGTATATAACAAAGGCTTTTCCTTTATGAATAAAGTGCTTGGCGTTCTTTTTTATCCAGTCTTTAGAACTTTGTTCAGTTCCTCTATGTACAATTGACTTGGTTTTCGGTACACCTCTTTGATAAACAAAATGAGTCTTTGGACCTTTTCTGTTTTCGTTAGGATCATATGCTCCTCTCATTCTATTAGCTCCTCCAAAGCGAAATATATCTTTTGATTAGTATTTATATGTGTTCCCTCATAGATATTTAAACCAAAAATATCTCCTACTGGATACGCATTATCACTTACTCTCACTTTATCACCTCTTATAACTAAAGGCTCATACGTACTATTGACTATCTTATCATACTTTACTTTGTACAATCCAGGAGATACTCTTCCATCATTCAACACGTACCATTCATTTTTTTCAGCAAGAAAGTCATAACTTTGAAATCCTGTTTTTTCTAATATCTGTTCTAATTGAGGATCTCTTAAGTTACCGTCTTCTTTTATAAGATACAAAGCTGCACCGTACGAAGCGATAGAAGAACTTCCTCCTGGAACTTTAGCCATGAGTTTCTTTATATTAAATACAAGTTTGTGGAAAGGTGTATAAGCTGACTTATCAGCAGAATCTACGATCTTATATGATTTATTTCTATTACCTTTTGCATCTATGATACCGCGCTTAAAAGCATCTGTCTTTTCAAATGGAGTTACTAATAAAGATATGAATCTAAACGTGTATACTAAATCTCCGGCTCTCTTTAATAATCCAACCATTTTAAATTTTCCTCAGCTTTTCTATGACATGCTTATCCATTTTGACATTTGTGTATTCATTATTTTTTATATGTTTTAGGAACACTAAAAATGGTTTTAGAACTTGCCATTGTTTTTCGTCGAACTTATACTCCATAATTCTTAGCGTTGGTTTCGTGTCAAAAACATTAAAGACAACAATCATGTGATTTAGTATCAATCTTTCTGATACGTTACCAGATTCATGATATTTGTTCACAAGTCTCTTTATATACTTAAACCGATTTAAGTCTTCATAAAACTCTTCGGCGTCCATGCAGATAGGATTGTAATAATGCTTTGCAGCATAGATCACAATATTACTATCATTTAACTCATCAAATAACTTCATAATAATTTAAATTAAAACCTCAGTCCTTAGGACCAACAGCTCCAGCTTTTCCTATTGGTGCAGGATTAACTGGTTTTTTGTCACCAGCAGTGTTATCCGTATGTCTATATTTAGGTCCGTTTACACCAGCAGTATACGCTTTGAATGTTTTTGGAATAACAGAGTTAGTGTCTGCAAACTCTGGCATTTGAGGTTCATGCATTTTTACAAATTCTTCTTCACCCTTACGAGTTGATAGCTGCTTTGAAAATGTATCTCTGGTATCATCACCACCTGCATGAGGTGACTTCTTCATTATATCTTTAGTTGGCTTAGGAACAGGTGCTATCGCATTTTCAGTTATGATAGTCTCCTGCTTCTCTTTTAGTTTCAACAACCAATTTTCTTTATTAATACCTTCAGCTACTCTTTTCTTCACTGGCTCCATTCTTATAACCTCCTTTCCACCGACATTCATTTTAACCGGTCTCTTGTCAGCACTTTTTACTTGTTTGTCTTCATACTTTACGATCTCACTACCTCTTCCAACCTTTTTAGGTTCTTCTTTTTTCTTCTTCATAAAAGGCATACTCGGTAGTGTCACTGCGGCCTTTCCTTTTGCAGAACTCTGCGCTGTCTTAGAAAGTTTTTTCATGAAAGCAGCTTGCTTATTCTCTTTTACATTTTCTTCATGCTCTTCTGGTTTGTCGTGATGTTCATCAACTTTTTTCTTTTTCTTATTAAGTGGCTGACCTGTTGAATAATGATAATCATCAGTTTCCTCTTTACGAGACTTTCTTCCACTTCCACAAGATGCCTCATCTGTTGTTGAAGAGTTAACTGCTTTAGCAGTATCCTTCTTAATTGTAACAGGATGTTTCTTACCACCAAAGTTGAAGTGTGACTTACCAGACTTATGTGCTGCAGCAGCAGCGCCCATGAACGCAGTTCTTTCTTTAGTATCTGTAATTTCTTCTGGAACTACAAACTGAACTGACTCGTCCATCTTTGGTTTTTCATGTACATAACCCATTTTAGCATACTTGTTATGGTCTTCTGGAGTTTTAGCTGTAACTTCTTTTCCAGTCTTAGGGTCATACATCTTATGAGGATACTCAACCTTTTCTTTTACGTCTTTCTCAGCAACGTCTTTTGTAGCAGGTTTTGCCTTGTCGTCCCTCATAGTGAGTTTCTCTTTATTGTTCTTTATGAACTCTAGAGCAGATTCTCTGTCGTCAAAAGATCCGGCTTCTGTATCATTATCAGTCATGACACAAAACTTCCCGTCCTTTGTAACGATTCTTGCTTCTTCGAGTTCTTCTTTTTGGCCTATGCCTAAAACCTTGAGATAGGCCGCTTGCATGTTATCATGATTTATGTCTGAATGATCCATTTTTTACTCCTTTTACATCCATATTTGTGCGGCTATAGCGCCTGACGCCGCTACAATTGCGACCCAAAATAATTTATTAATGACTGCGACAGTTCTTGAGTTTTCCTCAACTTGTAATGTCAGTGCATCCAACTTTTCAGAAAACCTATTCATCCTTTCCCAAGATTCGTCTCTATACTTATTATAAGTATCCATCTTTTCTTCGAAGTACTTTGAATAAGAGATTATCTTCTCTTCAAAACGAGCAAGATTAATGAGAGCGTCTCCCATCTTATCGAGCTTCTCCTCGATTCGATCTAGTCTCTTATTTGTATCTTCTGCCATCAGTTTTCCCATTCAACTAAATATTTAGTTATATTTATATCTTTTTAAGTTCCTATACTGGAATGATTGCAAATCTACCAGGTGCTACTCTTCTCCAGCCAGCAATATCTGTTTCAGGTGCACTACCACTATATGGATTTGCTGTTGTTGAATTATGATCGTAGTTTCCTACTCCAGCGTCATCACCCCATTCTGTCTCAGTTCTTCCCGGAGAAGGACCATCAACATTATAAGCAAGTGCTGTATTCATTCCACTATTCGTTATACTTGCGTCTGACTTTACGTATCCAGATCCACCACCACCTGGGCCACCAGCGTAGTTATTAGGAGCTCCTGATCCACCACCGTAGTATCCACCGCCGCCACCAGATGGTGAGTATACTCCAGTTCTATTAGAAGGAGAGCCACCAAATATTTTATCACCTGCGGACTTAGTTCCAGAACCGTATGATCCTCCTCCTGCGGCACCACCAGCAGACTGTGTCGCGCCACCGCCACCTCTTGATGCGCCAGAGCCTGATCCACTTGTTCCACCACCTGATCCACCACCACCTTGTTGACCGTATCCGCCTCCACCTCCACCAGCGATTAATAGTGATGCAGTATGTGCTGCATGAACGTCAGAAAATTCTTTTCCTAGGAATATACCAGTGAGTCCACCACCAGCTCCACGACCATGTTGATGACCACCATTGTTTGCTCTAGCTGCATGACCTCCGCCGCCGAATGATGCTGGAGCACCATGACTGTTTCCACTTCCGGTGCCGAACGCACCACCTTGTCCTACGATGATAGTGTAGTATTGTCCTGCTGTAAACTCCATTCTTGCGTATGTGTATCCACCAAATCCACTCCAAGCACTTAAACCTGCATCAGTATCAGTACCACTACCAGCTACACCATCTGAACTTGTTGATCCAGCAGCTCCCCACATCTTTAAGTCAGCAGTAAAGGTTGTGCTTGGTAGTAACCAGTACTCTCCAAACTTGTTTAAGATTTGCGTTGTTCCATTATCAACAATCGTATCGCCTATACCTGATTGTCCATCAACACCATAATTGTAGTTAGTGCCATAAGTATCTCCCCAGAATCCAGTTGAAGCAGCACCTTTCTTGAATATAGTAAACTTAGAGTAAGTAATACTAAATATAGTTGAAGCAGTTGCGACACGAGCACCGTCTGAAGCAAGTATTCTAAAACTTACATTAGTGTTCGCGTTACTCTCTCCACTCATAATATTTGGTGTAACTCTAAACACACCTGCAGAGGTTTGAGAAACACTGTCTATTATATTGTTTGATGATGGGTGTTGATCAAAATCATAAGTAATAGGAAAACCATCAGGATCTACTGCGTTCACATTAAGAGTAACTCTTTGAGAGTCTAATGTTGTTAAATTTGCATCGAAACTAATATTCTGAGACAATGCTATTGGTGATGCAACAACACTTCCGCCGCTGTCCCACTGAGGTGGACCATCAATGCCTGACAGTACTCTATCCCAACCAGTTCCGTTGTAGAGATACAAGCTCTTTTGACCAGCAACAAACTTCTGATCAGCCTGTTGTCCAGATCCCAGACCAGTCGTATCGGAAGTTATTTCTTTCTTTTGGACTCCTTCAACGTTGTCTGCAGAAAGTGTAGTCTTTCCACCTAATAAGTTTGATAGGTTTCTAGCATTACTCATCTTGTTCCTCTTCTTCTTTACCTCTTAGTTTTAGTTGCAGTGCTTTTCTTATGTCAGACTTTTGTACTCTTTCTAAACTATTAATCATATCAACTTTTCTTACAATCTTTCGAAGATCACGCTTTAAAGAACCGGGATTGTCTGTTTGCATATACAGTTTAGGTAGACCTTCTATGTCTACTGCGTAGTGTGCTTCTACAAATTCTTTAAATTTTTTCATGTCTTATCCTTTAAATGATTCTGTTGGCGGAGTAAAGTTGGCAGAATATAATGCTTGTCCTTTAACAATTCTAAGATTAGAAATATATCCTCTATATTGGTGACTGATACCAGTATAGTCCCACAATCTTCCTATTACAGTTGGACTATTACCGCTGTATATCGAAGTAAAAGTTCCATTACCTATATAATTACCATTCTTATATAATGTTATGTCATTACCACTTTTTGCAATAGCTATATGAGCCCACTCATTTAATACATTAGTTACTGATACGCTGAAGTATGTTGAACCACTACTACCACCATCTGTACTCCAGTATACTTGAAAATCTGATGCACTAATACTAAAATGATATTCTCTTGCAGAAGCCGTGCCTTTTGAGAGAAATACATTGTTTTGTGAATTAAATGAAGTTGGATATAACCATGCTTCTACAGTGTAATTACCACCATATATTTGATGTTCAGAAGAAGCCGCAACCTGCAAGTAATCATTATCACCATTGGGAAAATAAACTGAGTTCATTCCATACTTAGGAATAATCGTACCAGAAGCAGTAGAACCTACTGAAGTAATAGTATGTCCAGTAGCAGAACCTTCTGTAGTTTTTGAAGAATGATGACATGCAAGAAGTTTAGTATTTGATGCTGTAGCAGTAGGTGTTGTACCGTCTGGTTTTTCCATTCCAGAATTAGTTTGAGTAAGTGTTACTGGTCTTGAAATATACGGATAACGAGCTAAACCTTTACTGATTCTAAAGTCATGCATGTGTCCGCCTAAACTCCAAGTTGTATTATTATTATATCTAGATGCCAATCTTACAGTTGTTGAAGTAATATTTACAGTACTTGTAGAAGTTCCTTGAAGTACACCATTTCTGTAAAGAGAATGAACACCACTCTGTCTTTGCAAAACAACATGGCTCCATTCATTATCTGGCACTACTGGACTAAACGAAACTAAGGGAGGGTCTGAATTTGTAGGCCCTCCTCCCATGTCCTTTGATACGTTGATACCCGAAGTACCATTAGCTGCGATTGAGGACCAGAAACCCTTGTAATTGGCATTGCCGCCAGTAGGATATACCCATGCTTCGTGCGTATGATCTTCAAGGCCGGAAATAGGATTGTTTATATCGACGTAGTCGTTACTTCCGTCAAAATATATTGTGTTCTCTGAAAAGTGTTGTTGACCAGATGAAGCTACTGCTCCGTCTCCTATAGTAAAATTACTGGTCTGTGCCTTGTCTATGATAGAACCGTCTGTACCTTTTATATGAAGTGACGTTCCAGCAGATGAAACAGGAGCAGTCGGAACCGACGGTGATGAGTTTCCGCTTAGTTTTACAGTTAAATCAGATATGTGACCTTCAAGTCCTAACCCCAAAGCAGGATTATAACCAGCGTTACCAATTACGGGTCTGTTCGCGCCAGTTAAGTAATTATTACTGTCAGAATATGTACTACCTGTTTGAGTACCATTTACATACATTTTTGTACTTCCACTTACTCTTGTAAGAGTTAAATACGACCAAGCCTTTGCAGGAATAGCAGAAGAGCCAGTAATTTGAGCACCATTTACGTGCAGTATAGGAACGCCGGTTGCAAGATAAATGTTGACGTAACTACCATTGGTCCCTGCTGGACGCCAGTCTATCAATACATCATCACCAACCAGTGCTGTAGGATACACCCACATAGAAATTTCAAAATCTGAAGTTCCTAGGGTAGGAGATGTTGGTAATGTTAAATAGTCGCTAGAAGGATTAATCAATATAGATCCACCGTGTTCAGTTTCGTCGTATGGCATATTATTATATGGAGCAAAAGGACTTGATTCCATATCACCATAAGGAGTTAATGATAAACTTTGACTAGAGTTATCGGCAAAAGTTAATACGCTGTTACAGGTTAATAATTTAGTATTTGCTATAGCTGTAAGACGTTGACTAGGAACTGCAAAGTTAGCAGAATATACACATGTACCAACTACTATTCTAAAATCTGACACATGGCCCTTCATTTCTTTTGAACTACCATAACCTGCTGGAGGTCGACCTATTTGTATAAATGCACTGCTATATGTGTAAAATTGAGTGCTTCCTGTATTAGTCGCAAGAACATTGCCGTCAACAAAAGCTCTTATTGTTGTGCCATCGCAGGACCATGCTAAATGATACCACCTGCCTACTTCAGGAGTAAAATTCATTGTTATATTTTGACCTCCGCCCCATTCAAATTTTAAGGTACTTGAAGTATTAAAATAACACATGTAGTTAATGTTACTCCAACTAAAAGTGCCATTATCATTCGAAAATAAGTATCTCCCATTTGTACCTGGAGCATCAGTAAAATTATACCACCCTTCTACAGTCCAATTAGTATTATTAGCTAAATTAAGGGTTGAAGTAACTTCTGATTTTATATAATCATCAGTACCGTCAACAAAGTGTGCACTGTATCCGCCGTGACGATATGGAGAAAATGCACCGGCTTTTATATCTCCAGCCGTCGTTATAGTATGATTACTAACAGAAGCATCTGTAATGTCATCATTATCTCCTACACCTGTAGCTGCAGCTAACACTTGTGTACTTTTAGAGTCAGGGATTACTGTTACAAAATCTAAAGTAAAGCTAGATACTTGAGGTAGAATGTTAATACCGTCAGTGGCCCTGAAAGTTATAGATCCAGTATGTGTTCCTGGACCGACCTCTGCCTGAGTCTTAGGAGTAATCGTGAACACGCTTGAGTCTTGACTAATAGTTGCTATACTATCCATTGATCCTCCAATAACGTGGCTATACGTTATAGGTAAACCTTCTGGATCTGTAGCTCTTAAAGTTATAACTGTAGGACTTTGCGGACTGTCTGCATCTAGAGTATATGATGAATTAGGTTGATACCCCGAAGTCCATGTAGGAGTGGTGTTAATAAGAGCGATGTTATACCAACTAGTTCCATTCCAAATGTACAATCGATTATTTCCTGAAACATATGCTTGTTCTCCAATAACAGAACCTACACCTAAAGAATCAACTCCAGAATATTCTTCTGTACCCGCGATAGCAAGTGAAGATGCTGGAATTTGAGAGCTACCGGGTGATAATAGATTAGCTAAGTTTCTGTTGTTTGATGCCATCTCTACGCTCCTATCACTGATGCAAAATCAGCTATAACAGCATCACCACCACCAAAAGATATTGGATATACCGCTACTGCCGCCACATCAATTTTCCAAATACTGTGATTCCCACTTCCACCTGATACACCTGGAATAGTATATACATGTGGTGCGCCTCCAAAGAATGTTATCATGTTATTAGCGTTAGAATAGAACTGAGTTCGTCCTGAACCACTCCAGTTTGGTTTTAATTGAAAAGCCAATCCATTTCCTCCAACTTCTTTACACCAGATAACGGATGCATTGCTAGAGTCTATAGCATAAACAATATACTTATCCTGCATGTAGTTAGTACCTGCTCCTGGATGTCCATATTCACTCAAGTCGGCATATGGGTAATTACCTCTACTATTGGTAAAACTGTTACCGCCATCATTTGAAGTGTACATATTCATTTCATGTATGGTATTGCTTTGAAATCTTTGCATACCGTCAATAAAATTAATTGTAGTTCCATTCTTGTCTCTTATTGACATTCCATAACCTAAACTTAAAGTTGTTGGAAATCTCATAGCCCATACTATAAAGTTTTCTCCAGCACCTGGATCAAAATCAAAATCCGGAAGTCCAGTAAATTGTATGTAATTCCCTCCACCGTCGACTCGAAGTCCAGATCGGGAAATAGTTGAATGAGATTCAGATGTTGTTCCATTAGTAGTTAGTGAAGTACCTGCATATTCTTTAATTGTAGTCCCATCGGCCCATTGTGCCCACACAGCATTGGAGAAACTTAATGTCATAGTTGAGTTTTTTGATATTTTATATAAACCATCACTAGCTATTGTTCTCAAAGTAAAACTTCCTTCATGAGCAGAATTTGTTGATGGAGTGACTGTTGTAACACTTGAGTCTTGACTGATCGTAGCTTGTTGTTGGTTTGACGGAGTTGCGACATATGAGTAGTCAATAGGAAATCCTTCAGGATCTGTAGCAGGATGATTAATAGTAGTAGGTGTTCCGTCACCTGAAAGAGTATACGCTGCATCTGGTTCGGTTGACCAAGTTAAAGTTTCATCAGGACCGGTAAAGAATCTTTCCCACTTCGTTCCGTCCCATATGTATAATGAATTTAAACTTTCTACAATTTTAAGATCACCTACAGCATTTCCACTTGTAGGAAGAGCAGCTTTATTTGCAACTGTACCTGGCGCAGCTCCAGATTGTTGAGAAAGTTGTTTTAAAAAATCAGAAAGTTTATTTGCCATTTATTTCTCCGTTATTATCCAACCGCGTGTAGCGTTATAATAGACTAAAGCAACTATTGACTCATCTATATCTATAATCAAATCTGAATCACTACCTCTAATCTTTTGAGAAGAACTTACTGTAATGTTGTTAGTTGCTGCTGTGCCAGATCCGTCAACTATTTTTATCTTATTTCCAAAAGATCCTGTTGGTAATGCTATTGATTTAGGTGTAGTCGTGTCTACTATTAAAGTCTGTCTGTTAACTGCGGTTATTGGAGTTGAAGAAACTTCTACAAATGTATCTACTCTTTCTTGAATATATGCAGTGTCTACTACAGCTTGGATATTATTAACGTTACCTCCATTTAAGTTGTACTTGAAGTTCTTTATAACGACGTTATCACCTGCAGTTGCACCGGGATTCAGTATGATTGAAGTTCCGTTTGTAGCAGTGAAGTCAGTATCGTCAAGTGCAATACCGTTCAAGAATACCATTACGCCCCCAACACCATACGCAAGTGTAGCTCCACTAGAATCTCCACCAGTAAACGTTGTTTGACCTGCTGTTGCAGTGTACTTAAATGATGGAAGTGACGCTTGTACAGGATAGTTTGCTTCAATCATAGACAGTGTTCTTGCAGAGTCTAACTGTAGAGTATGACTAAATCTCTTATCCCAATCATATACAACAAGTTCAAAGTTAGAGTCAGCTGCTGGAGTAAGAGTAATAGTATCTTTAGCTCCGTTAACTGTAAAGTCTGGACCTTCGTCAAGGTTAACACCGTTAAGAAATACAAGATAGTTAGACGTTCCGAGCGAGAGAGTATTTCCAGCTGAGTCCGTACCAGTAAAGACTGACTGTGGACCAGTTGTTGTAAACTTGTATCTTTCTATTCCTCGAGAATCTGTAAAACTAGGAATTCTTGAGGTGACATAAGACGAGTCGACTATATCTTCAAACCTATGAACAAATCTGCTTCTAAAGTCTTGTATTATTATTTCCGAACCAGCCGGAACAGAGTCTTGTAAAGTTATTCTATTGAGTCCAGCATTTCCTACATAGTCATTTCCAGAGGTTAGTAGTATACCATTAACGTTTACTTGCACACCAGATACGTGATCGTATGAAAGAGTATTTCCATTAGCGTCAGCACCTTCATATATTACTTGTGATGCATTTGATACGTACCTAAAAGTTTCAATGTTTCTATTTCCGGGAAAGACTGTTTTTGTTCTTGATTGGACAAAAGCAGAATCAAAGTATTGTGCCATGTTAAAGGCACTAGTAGGTTCATATGCTTGTATAGTAATTTCATCACCAGCAGCCGCGGCAAACACAAGAGTTATAGAATTAGCAGTAATATTTGACGTATAGTCTTCTGTCTTTCTAAGTATAGCACCGTTTAAGTACACGTTAGGTTCGAAAGCAAACACCATAGTGTTTCCATTCTTGTCATTTCCAGAGAATAATGTCTGTCCTTGTGTAGCATCAAAGTCAAAAGAATTAATTCCTCCACTTGCTATTCCTGCTTGTGATGCTCTATCGTTAACGTAAGCAGAGTCGACTGTATTAGTTATGAGAGAAATAGTTTGTGCAGAATCTACTGTTCCAGATCCTCCGCCTGATCTTGCTAAAACATATGCAGAGTCTATTAGAGAAATCACTGCTGCAGAATCAGTTCCACCACCTCCGCCCTGAGGATCTTTAAATGATAAAGTCTTAGTTGTATCGTTCCAAGTAAGTACTTGATTAGTTTGAGCTGAGTCAGTGTCTAGTTTTAAGCCAGGCAGAAACAGGCGATCTGTAGCTGAATCGCCTAACTGAATGTGATCTGAATCTAAACTCGCTGGTGGTGCAAGTTTTGATAATAAACTGGCCTTTGACATTATTAGTTGCCTTTAATCTTTTGTGTTATCCAAAGTACTGCTGCATAGACGACTAGACCATATATAGTAGCTACACCTATGTCTAATAAATGTTCTCTCATATGATAGATGAACTCTATCCCTGCTTGAACATCACCCATCCCATTGCCACCTTCATTGATAGTGACAACCTTTGTTCCTTCAAAATTTTCTATGGATTGTTCCATCTAGTTATCTACCTTTGATCCGCCTCTCCACTGATAGCATGACCAGTATCTGGCTTTGTGTTTTGGTCCAGGGTTGTCACAGTTATGTCTGGCACGGAAGGAAGCCCTTCTCTTTGGATCGTCTCTTTTGATTTCCATGTTTGGATCACCAAAACGTACAACAACAACGTTGCCAGTAGGACCTTTAACGTAAACTTTAAATTTTTTGTTAGGATTTTCAGAAGTTCGTATCGGATCATTGAGCTTAACTTTTTTACCTTGATACTCCGCTTCTGTAATTTCAAGATCTTCGTATAAGTTGCACTCTTCACAATAGTCATCTATTGCTTTTTCTCTGATACTTTTAAAACTATCCAAACTCATGTCCAGCCACCCTTTTCATTTGTTTATTAAATTCTGATTGAGAAGGTTTTTCTTTATACAGTTTAATTGAAAGGTGAGCTTTGTCTTTACCTTTTATTCTCCAGTTGTATCCCTTCTGCTTATGCTCAGGTTTAGTTGTCTTTACAACTCTTCTCTTATAGCCAGCTTCCCAAGTTTCAGAACCTTCGTATGCTTTACCATAACCTAGTGCTTTTACTGCATCGAAATCTTTTCCTTTAGCATGAGCAGCAGCTCTATCTTTTTTTACCTTCGCCAATTTAGCTTTTCTTTTTTGTAAACTAGCTTGTGTAGACTTAATCATTGCAGTTCTTTCAGGTGAATCACCCGGCTTTGGCTGAAATATTGGTTTTCCTCTACGAGTTGCTATCTCATTAGTCTCTTCGGGTTTAAATCCGTAAGACTTCATAACATCATCGTGAAATTTAGTAGCCTGCTTGTATGATACTTTCATACCCTTCATTATACGCATAATACCGTCTTTTCTGTGTTTTGCAGGACTCATGAGTTCTCTTGCTTTCTTTAAATTCATCGCTGAATATTTACCAGCACCTACAGCTTCTCTGATTTCTCTAAAAGTCTTCATTCTATTTCACCTCTAAGTCTTCTGATTGCACGATTCTTAGCAAGCTTTATACCAGCTTTTCTTTTACGCATCGTATCTAAATCTTTTTCCATACCCGGTTCTTTTCTAAGGTGTCTAGCGAAAGCAGAGTTTCCTGCTTTATCATGAGACTGCTTAGCTTTATCATAATATTTGTTAAGTGCTGAAACTGATATTTCTGTTTTTAAAGCAGCATAAGCTTTTTTAATCTTTGCACCATCACGTTGAATTTGATCTTCACCAAGATTATGAGCAGGTAGTTGTCCCATCATTCTATCGCCTCTACCTTGAGCCATTGGTCTTCTAAGTTTAACAACTCTACCAGATTGCCCTCTGATATTATCTCCTTTGGCCATTCTATCAGCATCTTTTTCACCAGTAGTCATACCCATAACTCTACCGTCTCTATCTAAAACCATAAACTGATATTTTAACTCATCAATCTGAGCTTCTTTAGGAACACAATTAGGAACCATACGATTCCCTTTCTTCTTCATACCGACCATTTTATGAGAATCCCAGCAAGGTCCGTCTTCGTTTATGTGTTCCTTAAACTTTTTCATTTTCCTTTTCCTTCATTTTTTTATAAGCCTCAGCAGTAGAACTATATGTCATTTCTTCTTTTTTCCATACAGTCTTATCTGCAACTCCCTTATAAGCGTTATAGATTTTAGTATTAACTACGTTAGCTTTTTCTTCTGCTTCTTTATCAATCATTTATCACCTCTCTTTGCAGAAAGATATGCGGCTACTGCCATGTCACGTCTTTCTTTTTCTGACTTACCTTTAAATTGAGGAGCATCAGACTTAGAAAAATCTTTTATGTA